ACTCAGGGCTCCCGGACGACGGACTCGTTCCACGCCTTGAGATCCTGATAGACCCCTGAGATCCTGCGACAGAGGTTAAATGGTATCGGCACTCCATCAGCAGCCTCTATGGCCCGCAGGATTGCATTGATCTTATCCTCGTCATTGAGCCTCATTCGTTCGCCTCCGTGACCGGGCGGCATATGCCCCCGCATCTGATGGTCTGTTTGCAGGCGAGGTTCTCATCGTGCACCCGGCAGTGACTGCATTGCTGGCATGCCACAGACGTGCGCTCAGCCGAAAGACACACCATGTGCCTTGGCCTGAGGTCTCCATCGACGTGACCCTCCCGCGCAGGGCCGAGGCCCATCGCAGGCTCAGTCTTGCGAGGCCCGAGGGTGGTGATGGATCGGGTCATGTCTCCATCGGGCATTAGTCCTCCTCCTGATGCGCGCAGTCGTCGTTGGCGCACTGCCAGAATCGTGGCTTGCCGTCCTGTGTGATCGGAACCATGTCGCCGTCACAGACGGGGCACTTGCGAGTGACGCGCTTGCCCTTCACGTCTCCGTGGATCTTGATCGACATCACTCCACCTCTATGCCGTTGTCGCGAAGGACGTCGATCACATTGGTGATCTTCTCTGCGATCTCCTCGCGGCCCGATCTGATCGCCTCAATCGACTCGCTCCATGCGTCGGAGTCGATGTGACTGGCGATCTCAGTCTTTATGATCTCCTGAAGCACCGGGGGCTCCAGCGCATCCAACTCCCAGACGTTCTTGCCGTGCTTGGCGATGTACTTCTCTGCGCGGGCATCCGTCAGCTTGACCGGGGCAGGAGGGAGATCGTATTGGTCGACCTGATCGTGATCGAGGGCGATGCGCTTGACCGTGACGTGATCCGCGCCATAGTCTGATAGCCTGCGCCCAAGGTCACGGGTGATGTCCAGTCCTGAGGGGTCGAGGTCGCCGACATAGATGATGGTGCAGGACTTGTCCTGCTTCTTAATGAATCGGTTGACCGCATCCGATACATAGGTGTACGACGAGTACCCCCTGCCGACGCACGTCATGACCTTGTAGGGCTCGGTCGCGCTGGATACCAGTCGAGACAGGGCGTCCTTCTCGACCCATACCTCGATGTACTCCTCCTGATTGGCCCACATGGTGTTGCTGAAGTAATTCCAGCAGCCATTGAGGTTGCCCAGCCTGCGACGAATGAACTCCTCAGGGGTGTCCTCAGGGTAGTCTCCGCCGTGGGTCTCCCGACCCCTGTCCTCCATGATATTGGCTGCGATCTCTCCCTTCTCCCGCGCAGACACGAGGATTCGCGAGAGGTTTTTGTAGGAGTTCAGGTTGTTAGGAATCAGGTTGCGTGCGACCAGACGATAGTAGATCTGACGCAGGGTCATCTTCGTGCGATACTTAGAGGTGATCTCCCTGACGGCCTTGACGATCTCGGAGCTGTTGACTGCGACGACTGCTTCAGCCATTTAGATCACCAGAATGTCGGCCTCGCGGGTCGCCTGTGCTGCTACGATGCCCTGACAGTCTGCACAGAAGGTGCGGTGATTGATCATCGACTCCATGTTCATGCAGACGGTTCCGCAGGGTGCGCGGACTGTGCCCTTCGCGGGCCTCAGGCGTCCACCCTTGCGGTTGACGACGAATTCGAATGGGGCCTGAGCCTCCTTCACAGTCTCGGCCCATGCAGTCTGAGAGGCCTGTGCCTCGGCGCTTGCCTCTGCCTGCGCATCGACCATCCTCTGGGCCTCTGAGTCACGGACGACTCCGATCATCGTCTCGGCCTGAGCGTATGTCGCCTTGGCCTCCTCGTAGTGCGTCCTCGCCTGCTTGAAGGCGAGACTCCTGTGCGCACGCTCGGGGCTCTCCTTAGGGGTGCTCTTCAGTTCAGACATAGCCTTGGTAAAGGCCATCCTCGCTCGCTCCTGATTCAGACGCAGGGCATTCAGCCGTGCTCGGGATGTCTGGAGGTATTCAACTGCGGACGAGATAGCAGGCGCGGACGCCTGCTTTAGATTGGTGCGTGTGGTTGCCATGTGCCACCAGAGTCAAATGGGACATGTCGGAATATATACCTGACGGTTTAGTCGTCAGTCTAGAAAAAGGGGAGGTGATAGAGGGCGTGCAGTCAGGCTCAGAGGGTGACTTTGATCTTGCCCTTGCTGAGCGGGGCGATTGGCTTGCCACCCTTACCTGCGGGGCCTTTGACTGGGGCCTTGGGTGCGGGCTTCTTGGGCGCAGTCTTCTTGACTGGGGCTTCCTCTTCCTCGGGCTCCTCTGCGGGCTCGGCCCTCTTGGATGTCTTCTTGGCCGCAGGCTTGGCTGCACTCTTCGTGGGCTTGGCCTCGAAGTGGGCTCCGATACGCCGACAGAGGTTCTGCCCGGCTGAGGTGGAGAGGAAGGATGCGCTCTCGATATCGACGTCGCCGCGAATGAGGCTGCCCTCTACGCGTGCATCGCTGATGGTACCGACGGCCTTGCCGTCGACGAGGATCTCCTGACCCTCAAGGGATTCGCAGACTGCGTTCATTACGGTCTCAACCTGTTCAGGGCTGTTGATGCCCCGGAATCCTGCCCGTGCGAACAGGATGACGTTTTCGAGTTTTTGCGACATTCTGTAGACTCCGCTTAGATCTCGTGGATCTGAGCACAGCCCTATGGGCTTGGTGAGCACATATATCTTCCGCGCTTATGCCTGAGTCATTCGCATGCCCTTGCGTCTGATCAGGTCTGCAATCCCCGCAGGGGAGCGACAGCCCCTATTGTAGTGCGCATAGACTGCGTTCAGGTCACTGGCAATGGATTTGCGCGACCACTCTGGATCGGAGATCAGCCTCACCCTGACCCGCAGGCGCTCACGACTGAGCATGGGTGGGTAGGGGAAGTTATTCACCCTGTGCAGCACCATCAGGACTCCTCCGTCCATTCCGATACCTCGACAGACTTCCCGGGTGCGTCGACCACAGGGATCAGAGTACACCTACAGTTTGGGTGCAGGGGCGCGTGCACCCCGCCATCGATGCTGTAGACACGACCATCGAGCTCCTGACACCTTGGGCAGCACCCCTCTGCGGCCAACCACTCGACCTTATCAACGCCCTCTGAGCGATACTCGTCCATCACCCCTGTGTTCACGGCCTCCATCGTCTCAGTCCTGACGATGCGCTTGGCCGCGTAGTCATATGTGTCAGCGATCTCGTCAATGGACTTCAGGATCTGACCCTGCGAGCGCTCCTGTAGGATGCCATCCGAGATCACGCGTCGCACGTCTGCGGACAAGTCGCCCGTCATCTTGGCGAAGGCTCGGTCTGATCTCTGCATCAGCACCCCGACCTTTCTCCACGCCTGCTGACGAACCTTCAGGGGTGCGCCTAGGACGACGGCTGAGAAATTCCTCCCCTGCACATATGCCTCCGAGGACAAGTCCTTCGACCATGTGATCCTCTGCGTGATGTCCGTCTTGGCGAGGCTGTCGACCCACCTGAAGAACTCCCCAACTGACATCTCCTTGTTGGTGAACGCCTGAGATGAGAGCTCGCGCTTCACTCTGAGGAGATACCTTTGGATGAGAGTGGAGAGCATCCTCTCGTGTCTCTCGATCAGAGTCAGGGTATGGGTGGGGTCGGCCTTGGTCTCAGGACTAAGCTGTAATGGCATCCCTGACGGCCTCCAGAGCCTTCTCGTAATCCTCCCCGAACTCCCTCCAGTGTGGGCACTGGTTGACGTCGAGGAGCACCATGTACTTGCCCTCGGGCATCATAATGATCTGGAATGGATACAGACGACAGGCGAGGGGTCGCTCAGGCTCGCTCATTATGCAGCCAAGATCCGTCAGGGCCGGGCACGCCCCGGTGATGCGATACCATCCCTGAGCCTCCTTGTGCAGCCCGGCCATAGCCACAGCCTGATTACTGGTCGCGGAGATCATTCGCCGAATATCCGAGTCGTTGAGCAGGGGCTGGGAGCAGCACCTGCCCCCGCACTCCGTGCACAGAAGAGTGTTCTCCATTACTGCTGCCCCTCCTCGATCCCGAGGTATTTGTTGGCGAGCTCCTTGGCCTTATCCTGACTGACGAGGCCATACCTGTCGAGGGGATTGTTGGTCAGGGCTGCGAGGGCGTTCGCCTGATCCAGAGGGGTGGCCGAGACCCCCGACAAGTCCTTGAACTCCTGAGCGAGTGCAGCCCTGCCTGCGTCGTCGAGCTCCGGGGCCTCGATGCCTATCGTCTCCATGACCTTGCGGCGCTCGTTGAGCCCAATGGTCTTGGTGTTGAACCCTGTGCCGATCACGCTCAGGAGCATCTGGCTGCGGTCGACCGAGGGCATCGGCAGGCCGAACTCGATGGTGTAGCCATCGTATCCATTCATCAGGAGATAGGGGTTGAGGAGGCGCTCGAACCCAGAGGAGATCCATGCCTGCTGGCCCTCGATGTAGCTCAGGTATAGGTTGTAGGCCGCATTGTCTGATCCTCCGATGAGTGTGCCCTCCTTCTGGATCGAGCTGGCGGGGCTGAAGTAGTTACCGAGGAGCTGATCAAGAGCGTTGATGGTCTCAAGGGCCGTTGACGTCTGGTTAATGCCGACGTTCTGGAGCTCCATGTTCTCCCTGAGCTGATATGCCACCCCTCGTCCAATGTTGCGAATGATCTTCGTGGCGTACTCAGAGTCGTCCTTCTGGGGCTTGGTGACCTTGATATAGAACAGGCCTCCCGCACCCAGTCGGTTGTTCTGCTGCATCTGCCCAGTCCAGCAGAAGTCGATCATGGTGACTACTGGAATAATGGGTTTGATCAGAGGTTTGCCCCCGAGGTAGCCAGCCCTCACGGGGTCGGTGATCATGAAGACGTTGGTGAGCTGCTTGACCGTCCTGTCGAGCTGGAGCTGCCAGAATTCCATCTCACCCTTGTCATTCAGGGCGATGCCCGGGAGGATGGGGTTGACGACGTTGACGAAGGTATTCGATACAGTCGTGTATCCGCGACGAGAGAACGTTTCAGAGGGAAGGTGGCGTAGCTTCTTGAGAACGTATTCGTTCTCCTCCCACTCCCAGACGGGGTTGAAGAGCGCTGGCCCCCATGCCGCAGACTCACGCCATGCGATCTGAGAGTTGAACCATGCGTCGACATCCTGACTCATGCACATCGAGGTCAGGCGCTCGGACAAGTCCTCGTCCTCAGAGCCGTCGGGAGCCCGCCCGACTACCTTGAACTCCTTCTTATTCCTGAACAGAGTGCGCTGCTGCTTGTCGAGCGCCCCGGCGAGATAGATATTATCGAGGTACTTGCTGATCTTATCCACGTCGAGCTTCTGCTCCGTGATAACCTTGCCGAATGAGGTAACATATATCGTTCCCTCCTCTGGCTTAGAAGAGCCCTTAGCCTTGGCCATGCTCGCCTTTGGGCTCGAAAGTATATATAGAGGGAGCCTGCGAATCAGGTGAAATCAGGGATGTCCGACCCACTCCACTCAGAGGTCGGGCACGCCTCGCCCATGACCTGTTCGACGGTGGGATCCCTGTCGCTCCGAGCCCTGAACTCCCCGAGCCATATGCCATTGAATGCCCCTGAGAGGGCGTCGACCTGATCATCGTGCTTGCCATTCGGAAACATGGAGAGCTCGTCGAGGAATGCGGCGTTCCAGTGCCCACGCACTATCTTGACGTTGCCAGCCTTGGATGCGGCCATGACCGCACGGGCTCGGGATACCTTATCCCCAGTCGATGGAGTGCCCATGAAGGCGTATCCCGGCAGGACGATACGAGCGAAGTGATCGATCACACGCTTTCCTGACGACCCGGGCTCCTGCTCCATCTCTATGGCAACCTCCCCACCATCGATCTGAGCGGTCTGCTTGACGAGATCCTCTGAGTCCTTGGAGTCGAGCTGATCGTGCTGGACATCGAGGATGTACGATAGGCCAGTCTTGGTATCCACACCAATGAGGAGCCCCGAGGAGAAGTCCCCGGCGTTCTTCGTGGCCGCGAGATCCCAGTATCGAAGCTTGGGTATGCCCCACGGGGCAGCCTTGACGATCTCAAACCATGACTTCTTGAACATCCCGCCCTCAAGGGGTGCGGGGCGCTGCTGGTACAGGGCTGAGAACCAGTATTCCTCTGTGTTGGCTGCGATATTATTGAGGGCCTCGACGCCATACCTCTCGGGCCACAGGGCCTCCCCGACTTGCCTCCCGAGGGCATCATTGGACTCTGCGATGGCTGGGAGGTTGACGACCACCCACTGATCCTTGTGCTCGTCATCCATGCCATTGATCAGTCTGCCAGCGAGATCGTCCTCGTGCCATCGAGTCATCAGAATGAGAATAGCACCATTGGGCTCCAGACGCGAGTATAGGGTCGATCTGTACCACTCCCAGTGCTTCTCCCTGATGGTAAACGACATGGCCTCCTCGTCATTCTTGACGGGGTCATCGATGATGGCGAGATGAGCACCCTTACCCGTCAGAGGGCCACCTATACCAGCCGTTTGCATGCCACCGACATGTCCTTTGATGTTCCACCGACTGGCTGCTGAGCTCTCGGGGTCGACCTCTACGGGCTCCTGAAAGAACCTGCCATACTCCTCGATCAGGGTGCGAGCCCTCCGGCCCCACTGGGAGGCGAAGTCGGCCTCGTATGAGGCCAGAATAACAGACTGATCGGGGTGAGTGCCCAAGAAATAGGCTGGCAGGAATTTCGAGATAAACTCAGACTTGCCATGCCGTGGAGGCATGTTAATAATCACTCTGAGGAGATTACCCTTGAGCATCTCCACGAGGATGGCGTTCAGATAGGCAAGGTGGCGTGCGGGTATCCACCGTCCATTGGACGCGATGGTCGCGAACCCCGCAGGGCTCGACTGTAGCATCGCCCTCTCGAACGACGCTAAGTCTGAGGGGGCGATATTTGTCGCTTCTTCAGCATCTCTTCCAGAATACATTGGGCTCTCTCCATGAGCTGCGCCTCCGTCATGTCCGTGAGGCGTTCTCCCTTAATGGCCACAGCCATATTGTCTGTGGACTCTCCGCGCTCCAGCCTGTCGATCTTATACCCGATCTCGATGATGCGGGCCACCTCGTATGGCGTGAGGTCGAGCTTGACGTTTGCCCTCAGGTCATCGAGCCATGACTGAAGCTGATACTCAGCCACAGAGAGGAGGGAGTCTGCGAGTTTGATACGACGCTTAGACGCCTCCACTCGCTCCATCGTGATTATATCGATTCCGACGGTGTTCAGGTGCTCGTCGAGCGCGAGGGCTCGGGACTCCCATTGCCACTTCTTGCTCCATCGACGGAGGCCGGACTCATTCTTGCCAAGGAGCTTGGCCACCGCCCCGACTGTGCGATCAGAGAGGGGCTGCTCCCGATATGTCAGGAAGGCCTCCCATGAACCATTGGGCTCTCCGTCGAGCCTATCCCAGACGTGATGATCCCCTGCCACCCGTGTGGTGGTCACGTCCTCAGCCATGATGCTAGTCTGCCCTCCTTACTATATAGACAACCTCGGTCTCGATACCCTCGCGCTCCAGAGCGGCGACAAGTCTCCGCATCCTGCGCATGTGCACTCTGACCCTGTCACCCTCTCTGACGCGCTCCACCAGTTCGGATATGGGATCCCCGATGACCTCCATGATCTTGTTCTCTCGCTCTCTGGCGAGATATTTCAGGCCATAGAGCTGCCGGACGGGCACTCCCCTCTGGCTAAACTCATGAGCGGCCTGATCCGGTGAGAGACCCTGCATTAGGAGCTTGTCGATCTCAAGCGCATCCGTATCCTCAGTCTTGAGGGGAAGCACCTCGCGGATCCAGTCGGGATCCTGCGCATTGACCAGATCCGTGATGCTGAGACCGAGCCTCATCCGACCTTCCTCCCGAGGCGTGCATGGACGAATGGAAAGATCCAGTTAATCCAGACTATCAGTCTCGAATGGAGCAGAAGAATCATTCTCGTTCTCCGATCAGTGCCGCCAGCAGCATGAGGTAATTCCTTGCGTCGGATATCCTCTGGTTCGTGCCCTCTATGGCACCATTGCCTCCCCAGCTCAGACGCACGGACTTGTCGCGGGCCATCTTGCATATGGCCTGTACGTGCTTCATCATTAGCACCACGCAGACCTCCTCAGGGGTCATTCCACAGGACGCAGCCGTCGCCTTGAAATTGCTCAGGCAGTCCTCGTTCATTGCATACTCTGAGCGCTTGCTCAGGAGGAGCGACCTCTCGTGCTCCTCGAAGTCCTTGTAGATTTCCTCAAATCGCTTTACATCCATGCCTCTGCATCTCCCTTACATGCCAGACTGTATCTGACCAGACTGATATTACCATGCCGTGCCACGTCTCCTTCGTCATCATGCCCATCCTGACGCCGACAACGTGAGTGGACAGGCCCGTCTCCGCAGCGATCAGGCGTGTGGGGTTATACACCCTGCCCTGACGAAGGCGAGCCCTAAGATAGCTCGCTATGGCCTCTGACGGGCCGCGATCCTCGACGGTCATCCCTCGTATGCCACCTCAAGCTTGCCCCAGTTCTTGCCAGATTGGATCTCGACGGCGAATGGCACGTCGGTCTCGAAGGGCAGACTGTGGAGCTCCTCCTTGGCGATCTCGATGGCTCGCTCTACGGACTTGTCTGGCACTTGGAAGTAGAATCCATCGTGCACATGTGGCCATACCCGACACTCGATGCCCTCGTCGTCGAGGCGATGGATGATCCGCATGTTGCCGAGCAGGCACATATCACTGACCGCAGACTGCACAGGGAAGTTAACGGCCTGCCTCCTGATCTCAGAGGCATGACGCTTGTCCAGCACCAGAGGAAATCTCCTCTTGCGTCCGAATATGGTAGAGACCTCCTTCTCTCTGAGGACAAGGGCGTGCTGGCGAGCGATCCACTCCCTCACCTTGGGCATCATCTTATAGAACGACTGCACATAGTCCTCGGCAACCTCCTTCGTCACGCCCATCTGAGGGGCGATAGACTGAGGGCTTCGACCATAGATAATGCCAAAGGCTATCGTCTTGGCAGCACGCCTCTTGATCGTGCGCTCCTCGTCGGGCAGGGCCTTCATCTGTGCATCGGTCATGCCGAACAGCTTCTTACTGATCTCATAGTGAATATCCTGACCCTTGATGGCCGCAATGAGGTTCTCATCCCCTGCGAGGTGGGCCACCATGCGAATCTCAGCCTGACTATAATCAGGGGCGATGATGGTGAACCCGGGCTCGGCCATGAAGATCCTCTTGATCTCCTTCCTCCTCGGCATGGCGTGGATGTTCGGATCTGTGGACGACAGCCGGCCCGTCCGTGTGCCGTGCAGCCTGTACCTTGGGCGGATGCGATTCTCATCATCCATGAGCTTGATGTATCCGTCGTGGTATGCCCCATACTGCTTCGACAGAATGCGATGCCGCACCATCAGACGTGGGAATTTGTGCTGCTGGGCGAGGAAGTATAGCATCCACGTATTCGTAGAGCGAGCCTTCGTGCCCCTCTTGAACTGTGTGGTGTGCCAGAACTCCTGAGCGTCCTCGTCCTGCACCTGACTTGTCTCCTCCAGCGCCGTCTCCATCGATACCGTGCCGTCGACCTCGGCGGGCATCATGCGTAGCCCGAGGGTATCGAAGAGGAATGCCTGCACCTGCTTGGATGACCTGAGGTTGATCTCCTCTGCGCCCGGGAACTCCCGCATCTGGCGCTCCAGATCGAGGATCTCTTTCATCCACTTTTCGCCCACCTCTTGAAGGTAGTCGGTGTCGACGAGCATGCCATCCATCTCGAAGCGGATGAAGTGCCTCACGGCAGGGATCAGGATACTATCGTGCACCCATACTACGTCCTCCTCGCGCATCTCTGGAAGGAATTTCTTCCACAGGGCGAATGTATAGTAGGAGTCGGCCCCATTGTATCTCATGACCCTCTGGCGAAGCTCGGGGTCGGATTCCCAGTCCTCTGCTGTCAGGCTAAGCGCGGCCTTGCGACCATCGGCCATAGTGGGTCTGACCTCTGAGTCATATTCTGGAGCCCTGAAGTGCTTGGTGGCGAGGCGTTTCAGCCCGTGCGCACCCTTGCGCTCGTCGAGCAGGTAGGATGCGAGCATGGTATCGGCGATGATATCCACCCCGACTCCATTCTGCCAGAGCCAATGCACATCGAATTGGCCATTGTGGAAGATCCCCTCGCATCCCTCCATAGCCGAGCCGAGTGCGGACTTGTCCTCAAGACTGAGGTGATACCAGTCGACGACCATCGTCAGGTCTGCCCACGAGAATGAGATGGACAGAATGTCTCCCTGTCGTGGATCGAGTGAGGTCGTCTCCAGATCTATGGCAACGGGCTCGCCCTTGGAGAGCTCTCTGATGAGGTACTCCAGCCCCTGACCCTCGTTTATCAGGACGAAACTGTCATATGGGGGCTCGATCACCCCTGCCGCGCCATTGACTACCTCTACAGCGAGGGCGAGGTCGTCTGCCATGTCGCGAAAGCCATCAGGCATTCGCAGGACTCCCGCAGGGTGCAGAGTGGGGATTATGCCCACCTCCATTCCACTCGGGAACTCCAGCAGATTGTACATTCCTCTGCGCTTGGTAATGCCTGCCCCGCCTCCGAGGAAGGCCGATAGGGCTGTGTTACCCAGCGCTACGATCACCTTCGGCTTGATCTCCTCGATCTCGGAGATCAACCTGCGCTTGCAGGCCGCGACGTCTGAGGCCTTCGGGGTGCGGTTCATGGGTGGGCGGCAGCAACATGCATTCGTGAAGTAGACACGAGACGTGTCCACATGCAGGGCCGTCAGGGTGCTCCTCAGAAGCTTGCCCGCCCTTCCCACGAATGGCTGGCCCTGCGCCACCTCCTCTGCACCCGGGGCCTCGCCGACGATCATAATATCGGGATGATCTCGACAGCCATGCCCCCCGACGCGCTTCTCCTTGGGAAGGCTGCACTTAGTGCAGTCGCCAAATATCTGCATCACTACCCTCCTCTCCGAAGAACTGCTGCATGCACTGGTGTTGAGGGCCATCAGATATATACTGGATGCTCGCACCCGTGGCCTCCTCTATGATTCCTCCGATCTCATGCCAGCTCGCACGAGTTATCGTGCCATCCTGATCAATGTATGGCACACTCCCGATGCCTATCGCGATGTCAAGGTGGGTCATAGCCAGACGGTCTACAGAGTTGAGCCTGCACGCCTGAGATACCCGCCTCAGATCGAGCACGCCGATCTTCCTTGGCCTACCAGTCGTTACGCCGAACTCTCCACCATTCTCACGTATCCTATCGGCCTCCTCCTTGAGGTATTCTGTCACGAATGGCCCCGCGCCGATGCGCGTCGAGTAGGGCTTGATGACTCCAGTCACGTGCTTGATCTCCTTAATAGGAAATCCCGCCCCGGAGCCAACCCCTGAGAGCCCGCAGGAGGAGGATGTTACGAAGGGGTAATCCCCGTGGTCGATGTCGAGCTCCCATCCGTGCGCGGCCTCGAATAAGATCTTTTCATCAGAGTGGATCCAGAGATACTCGGACACGTCTGTCACGCGCAGGCCATCGTTGATCATTCCTCTCAGGGCATTCGCAGCGACCTTAGCCCACTCCTCCAGAGCCCCGTGGCTCCTCCCGGGCCTTCCTGAGGAGAGCCTGAGGGCTGCGCTCCGAGCGGATGCGAGGTCGAGGAGATCCCCGACTGTCATGCCCACGCGAGCGTATTTATCTGCATAGGCTGGGCCATTGCCCGTCCTCGTGGTACCGATAGCCTGATCTCCTCGGGTCGTCTCCGCAGCCCCATCCTCCACAGGATGACAGGGTGCGATCACTTGGGCCTTCGGGTCGAGGATGATCCTCTTGATATTCGCCTCAACCTCTGTGATCTCCTTCATGAGCCTGAAGATGTCCACGACCATGCCCCGCCCCATGCAGAGGGTGGCATTGGGATTAGTCACCCCGGAGGGCAACTGGTGGACGGCGATCTTGAGGCCATTCGAGAGGGGAATGGTGTGGCCCGCATTCGGCCCGCCATTGAACCTTACCACAATGTCAGCCCTCCGAGCGATGTGGTCGACGACGCGACCCTTGCCCTCATCCCCCCACTGAAGACCCATGGCGAGATTAGCCGTCATATCTGCCCTCCGAGACGGCTCTCTTCCATCGCACCACGTTCTCTCTGAGCAGCGTTTCATCGAACGACTCGGGGACAAGTCCGTTGAGCATGAAATTCATCTCGACCTTGGGCCTCGGGGCATGCCCAACGACGAGCCCCTTCTGAGTCCAGATCGAGGCCATGCCGGAGTCCGTACCCCTGAGCCGACACCCGCAGGCCTTGTGCGAGCGATAGATCTCTCGGGGATCATTCGCGAGAGTGCCGAGCAGGTGGATATCCAGACCGCTTTCGAGCAGCCCTGCCTTCAGGATTGCCTCAGACCTCTGAGTGACCATGCCCTCAAGGAATTTCGTCACTCCGATAGCACGGATATCCCACTCGTCGGCCCACTCCACCATTGTCTTGGCGCAGTCGACCCACTCTCCCAGAGTCTTACCCTGAGGGATTGCCATGAATGAGGGATGTCTCCCCTTGGTTTCATCCAGAGCTCGGCGGTGCAGATGCAGAGTGGCCACGGAATCACGGATCTTATCGGGCAGGGTCATCTGCGTGACGTTGAACGCCCTCGCGATGCAGAGGAGCTCCTCGAATGGCAGGGGCTGGCCCGTCTCGACCACGCCATTATCCATGAGAACGAACCTCCCATTCTGAGCCTGATTGAGGAAGAACTGCCCGTACTCTGGCACGTGCATGAGGTGGGCGAGGCACATGTGATAGCTCGCATTGTGCTCCCAGCTCAGGAAGGGCACAGGCAGGATGGTGGCCACTCTCAGAGCTGGCATGACTTGCACCCCTGAATTACGTCGTCGGGGCTTGACCCCGAACGATAGGCCGTGATGCCCTTGCAGCCATACTGGTGGGCCTTCATGTATATCGTGGCGAAGTCCTCCTTCGTGGCCGTCGGTGGGAGGTTGATCGTCTTGGACACGGATGAGTCCACGAACTTCTGGATCGCTGCCTGCACGAGGATGTGCTCCGTCGGGGTGACCTCAGCAGCCGTCACGCAGAAGTCTGGCAGGGAGTTACCATACTCTGAGAACAGAGGGTGTCTCACAGAGTGGCATCCCGTTGCGTCCTTGCGCATATATTCAGCCATGATGACGGGCTCGATTCCACTCGACACCCCTGCGAGCACGCTCGTCGTGCCCGTCGGGGCCTGAGTCAGGAGGGAGAGGTTGCGAATGCCATACGTGCCGATCTCATCGATGATCCACTTCGGCAGGGTCTGGATGAACCCACCCTCAAGGAATCTCCTGTCATATCCCGGGGCCACGCCTGACTCGCGGGCCATCTGGCAGCTCCAGTCGTAGGCCACATCGCGAATCTTGGAGTATATGCGCACGATCTCCTCAATGCTCCTCTTGGAGCCATAGCGGATGCCCTCAAGAATAAGTAGATCTGCGAGACCCATAGTGCCGAGCCCGATGCGACGACATGCCGCCTGCTCAGTCTGGATACGCCCATCGATGATCGGACTCACGTCGATGACCCTGTCAAGGAAGGATATGGATGCCCTCACCGTCTCCTCAAGAGCAGGCCAGTCAAGGTCGCCATTCTTCTCGTTCCAGAAGGCAACGAGGTTCAGGGATCCGAGGTTGCAGCATCCATTCTCTGGTAGTGGCTGTTCCCCACAGGGGTTGGTGCCGAGCACGCGAGAGCGATACCATGTGTTGCTCATCCTCTGGCACTGGTCAATGAAGACCACGCCCGGGCTGCCGATCTCCCACGCAGACTGCGACATGTCCATGAGCATGTCCTTCGCGTCGATGCTGCCGCACTCTATCACGTCGTGCTGCCAGATGCTCATTCCTCCATCCCACGTGCTGTTATACTCTGGACAGGTGGTATCGGGGAATAGCGTATGCCACACCCCTCCAGACCTGACCTTGTCAATGAAATCATCTGAGAGCGCCATCGAGAAGTTGGCACGACTGAATCGCGTGCGAATCTTGGCGAAGTCCGGTGCGTCTGGATGCCAGTCGTTGAGCATGAACATCAGGGCTGCTGTGCGGGATCCTCCCTGACGAATCTGGTCTGCGAGGGCGTCCGCGCCATGCATCCAGCAGTTCGGCCCTGAGGAGTGGCCATCGACCCCGTGGATATAAGATCCAGACGGGCGGAGGACAGACCAGTTGATGCCTACCCCGCCACCACGAGCGTTGATCTCCACCATGCGGGTCATCGTGTTCATGATCGCAACACGGCTATCGCACCCATGATTGCCCGTGATGTCACGAATGCCGATGACGAAGCAGTTGTAGAGGGTGGAGTGACTCCGCCCCCCGGCCCCGGACAGGACGCGCCCTCCCGGGACGAATCCGAATCCAGTCATGGCCTTGATGAATGTCGCGGCCTGACTGGTATCCCTTCCCACAGACCTCGCGACGCGATAGATCATTTGGTCTACAGTCGTCTCCTGTTGCTTCCCGCTCTTGTTGCGCAGGGCATAGCGATCCAAGAAGACCGACTGTCGCTGCGCATTCATTGGCTGTATCTCGAACATTATGGCTCTCCTCTGCGTAGCATCCTGTCGGCCACCATCATCGCGTAATTGGCAACGTCTGCCGCCTCGTCTGCACACCTCTCGGGTGACTGCCCCTCTCCTAAGGCGCGCTTTAGCTCTGCGAGCTCACGCTCTATGCCCTCGACGAGCTTCTCCATCGTCCAGTCGTCCCAGCCACCCTTGAAGGCGTTCTTCAGGAGCTTCTTGCCCATCCGTGCGTAGAAGGCATCGAGGGGTCTCGGATCGACTGCGAATCTCGGATAGCGATATCTAACCGGGAGCCCGAGCTCCCACGCCAGAAGGATCTCCCCAGCCGTGCTCTGTCCGATGTAGCCATCGGGATTCACGACGTAGATGCTGTCGCTCATTCTGATCTTGTCCTTGTGCAGGGCATCGAATCGGATCTTCTCCTCAGGACTGATGGGCAGGCTGTCTGCGTGCATGAATCCGCCCACGGAGAGCGTAGCGAGGCCCTCGGCCTCCAGCTCCAGCAGGGCTCGGTTCGTCTCATCCTTGAACTTAGTCGATCCGCACACGGTAACGACGTGTAGGCGACCATTGTGACTTGTCTCCCCGGCCACGGCGTAGTCATCTCGATAGACTGTGGATCCGTGATTCGGATCCTCTGCTACCCACGCCGCACGCGCCTCAGGGATCTTCTGAAGGAGCTCGATGGCGATCATCTCGCAGGAGCGATGACCGAAGTCCCCGGTCGGGAACATCGTCTTGAGGATGATCTCCAGCTTCTCTCTGAGATCATGGAATTCCATCTCCCTGTCGGCCTCGACTACGGGCACGAATATCTTGAAGAGAAAGGTGTGCTGATGCTTCACCCTGAGATATGATCTGTGATCAGGAGCACCGGGCCAGCAGTGAAACCCGGGCATGGATGTGCCGACCTCAAGGTCAATCCCGGCCATGCCCACTCCCGAGCTTGATGAGCTCAAAGAATTCATTCCTCGTCTTGGAATCCTCCCTGAACAGGCCACGCATCGCAGAGGTGACGGTCTTCGTGCCGGGCTTGCTCACCCCGCGAGTGGTCATGCAGAGGTGCTCCGCAGCGATGACGACACCCACTCCCTTGGGATTCACGTGCTCCATGAGGGCATCGGCGACATCATCCGTCAGCCTCTCCTGAAGCTGAAGACGGCGAGCGAAGCATTCGATCAGACGTGGGATCTTGCTGATGCCCACGATCTTGCCCTCAGGAATGTATGCAACGTGAGCCTTGCCAACGAATGGGAGCATATGGTGCTCGCACGTCGAGAAGACTGGGATATGCAGGACGCACACCATCTCGCTGGCATCAGAGATGAACGTCCGCGACAGGATCTCCTTCGGATCTTGCCCGTATCCGCAGTAGAGCTCCCTGTAGGACTTGGCCACTCTGCGAGCCGTATTCTCCATCACCTCTGGATCGACATCTCCACGACTGGCAAGCTCCTTCAGGACAGCCTGTATGTGATGCTCAACCACGTGATCAGAGTCAGACGCCACGAGCACCACCCCACAGAATGCGATGAAGCTGAGGCAGGAATCTCACCTGTCTGTGATTAAAGTCCTTGGCCACTCGCTCAGCCAGAGCTGCGAACCCGAACGGGTATGTATTCGTAGCGGGATCCCAGCCGGGCTGGACGATGAAGTCCACAGACTTAAACTCCTGAGCGAGCCTCTGAGCCGTCTGGAAGTCCTCCTCGTTGAAGACGACGTATTTGAGCTGGATCGGGGCCTTCTTCATGGCGAAGCGAATGAACTCCATTGCTCTCTCGGAGCTCTGCTCATCCGTGATCTTCGGACAGATCGTCACGAGGTCGCACCTCTCTATCCAGTCGGGCTTGATGGTACCCTGAGTCTCGAGATGCACCTCTGTGTGCTTGATCTTGAGCTTGGACACGAGGAGCCTGAGGTCATGGATGCAGGGATTGCCACCCGTAATGACGACAAGTCGCGGCCTCCCGAGGGCCTCCACACGCTTCAGGATCTCCCCCGAGGTCAGTAACTCGCAGTCTGCTGTGGTCTTGGCATACGGTGTATCGCACCACGGGCATCGAGAGTCGCACCCGGCCATGCGAATGAACACTGCGGATCTCCCCGAGTGGATCCCCTCCCCCTGTAGGGTGGGGCCAAATATCTCGCTCACTGGCAGTCGCAGTTCAGGCACGGGCTCACCCCCTCGCCCTCGTACTCTGCGAACGACGTTGGGGTCTCCCAGACCCTGACCTCGCACAGAGTGATATTGCTCTGCATGAGTTTCGATATCTCCCGACTGAAGAATATCGACATAGCCTCAGCCGTTGGCGGGCCATCCATTGTGGCAGTCTTGAATCCGAATCCCTCCAGCGCCTTCAAGACGGGGTCGCCGATATCAAGGATGAGGGCATGATCGAAATGATCAAGTACGGATCCCACAGCCTCCTTTATCTGACCGAAATCCAGCACCATGCCATCCACGAGTTTGCAGGATGGAGCCCCCAACGTTACCTGCACCTTATAGGTATGGCCATGCAGGTTATTGCACTTACCCGGATGATTCATTAGTCTGTGCGCCGCGTCGAATGTGAATTCTTTCGTTACCTTTACTAGACTCACTGGCTCACCGCCTGTGATTGGAATCTCTGTAGTTCTTCAGGCGTTATCCGCCATTGCCGTTTCAGTTTGAACCCCTTGAGGGTGCCGTCGCGCAGGAGGCCCTGCACCGTCGACACGTGGCAATTCAGTTTGAGCGCCACCTCTTCAGGGGTATATGATTGCCCTTCGGGTTTCTCGTCTTCCATATCTCCTCCTCAGATCCAGTCGACGGCTCTCGGTGCACTCCTCTCGCACAGAATGAGCCTGTCCTTAGTGCGTGTCATGCCGACATAAAACAGCCTGAGGATCCTGTCTCGACTCTCGGATGACATGTATTCTGCATACCCTGCTGGCGATAAGTCTGGAAACAGCAGAACGTCATCGGCCTCTCCGCCCTTCACTGAGTGCATAGTGCCCACGATAATCCACGGACTCACTCCTGCGCCGAACTGCTCGATCACTCTCAGGGTGTACTTCCAATCCCCTGTAGCCATAGCCGAGCGATGCGTATCGAAGACCTGCGCATCCTGAGCGAGCACTAACTCGTGGGCGTCGTCTGATAGCTGCCTCAGGAGACTTGTCTCCAGTGGCTTCGCCCCGAGCTCCTTGCACCTCTTGAGGAATTTCGCCTTTCCTCCCTTACGGAAGGCCATCTTGTCTGATAGCGGCGTCGCCCATAGGAGGGCCTCATTCCCAGTCCAGTCGCGATCCCCAACCATCAGGCTACGCACGGCTGTCAGAGTCCTTCCGAGGGGATTCCACCTTGCGTCAGCCCTGCGATATGGGTTGTGGAATGGAATGCCATTGCGCTTCAGGGTGGCTATGATGTCGTTGAGCATATATCCGCAGGATGTGAGCACCATCGTTCTCTTATAGCTCGACTCCGCGCCCTCAGGGAGAACCCCTGCGTTGGCGTCGGCGAGGCTGTATCCTGAGTAATCCACCTCTCCCTCATGCCCCCTCGGGAGGTAGTCCTTCTGCTTGCGATACCTCACGGCTGAGATCCAGCGTGATGCCACGGCGTGGACTGCCCTCGGCACTCGATATGACTGCGCGAGCACCAGTTCGTCCTCTGTTGGGAGTTCAGGGCTGAGGAATGCCTTGGGGATTGCCCCTGACCACTCGTAGATGTTCTGATCGTCGTCTCCGATGAGATACCTGTATCGGACATCCCACGCGCGCACGACTGCGAGTTGGAGCGGGGTATGATCCTGTGCCTCGTCGACGAACAGAACCTGCTGCGGGGGTAGAATACCCGGGGTCAGGCAGGCCTCCAGCCATCCTGTGAAGTCCATCGCCCCTACTGAGGAGCACCACTGACTCCAGACATGATACCAGAGCTGGACTCTCGGCGACCATTGATCCATCGGCACCATCTTCTGACGCAGGATCTGGCAGTGCTCGTATAGGCTGATTCCCTGACCTGCGAGGAGCACCTCGTCGGTGTCCTCGTCGGCATGAATGCCACGGACAAGTCCCGGTGGTAGGCACTCCTCTGTGGCGTAGGCTGGGAAGGCCTTCGCGAACTCCTTGACCTGCGATTCTGCGGGCTTGCCCGCCATCAGAGCCCTCTTGCACCTCGCATGCAGAGTGGTGACGTTCTCATCGGGCAGGGGCAGATCTCTGCCAGCCACCTCTTTCACTGCTGCTCGGGTCATCGAGCATATCGATACCTGATCAGGGCCGAACAAGTCGGCCATCTCTGTCGCCCTCTTGGCGATCCAAGTCGTCTTGCCTGTACCGGGCGGCCCATAGACTCGCCTCTCGGTTGCCTCCATTAGGACGCCTCCTCAAGAATACCCCATGCGGATCGCGTGGATCCATCGACGGCCTTGAACGCCTGAGGTTCTATTCCAAGGCTACGCATCCTCTGAGCCATCTGAGTGAGGTTCTGAGTCTTGACTCCCCATCGCGTGCTGCTCCTCTGCGTGACCTCAAGGATGGACACCCATACCTTCCCGCCGAGCCTGAACGGCCCGCTCATGGGCACGTCCTCGTCATCCTTTACGTTCATGATTGACCTCTGATTTGCGATGTAGTCCTTCAGCAGAGCACTGAGTTCTCCTCTCCACGTGGCCTCCGCACCGGCGTCCTCATCGACTGACTCCTTGAGGATCTGCTGCACGAGCTTCTCATGCGTCGGGTTGGTCTTGGCGGATCTCTTGGGCACGACCACCTTCGTCGCATCGGCGATTGCAGCCTGAAATGCCCCGGCTGATAGCAACTGAAGAGTGGTCATGATGCATGTGCCCTCGTCGAATTCCATAATGATCTTGGGTTCATCTCCTGTGATTCTTCTGATAGCGGTCACGTTCACCCCGAGGACTCCGGAGATCCACTCCAGACCCCTCCCGGCGTGACCCTCTGCTTTACTTACGGATTGCACGATTTGATCGATCTCTTTCTGAGGAAGAGGCGGGGTATTCTTGCGATTCCACGACGTCAGGAGATATGTCGCCTCAATGACTGAGAGGCCCTTGGAGATGTACCTCCCAGCGAGCCTCGTCGCAGACTGGTTTCGCTCACCCTCCGGGGCACCCTCCATGAGCTCATCATACCATGCAGTGGTGACACGAACCCTCTTGCTGGGGACTTGTCTTTCACTGACGAGGGCATGAAAATCGAACTCTGCGATCTTGACGTCTCCGAGTGCCAGACCCTCCAGCCACTTATATCGCTTTCCAGACTTGTGCATGGATGGCGGGGCAACAACGAATCCTCCCTGAGCGCGGACGTCCACCTTGTGCAGGATGCCCGCCTGAGTCTTGATCGGGTCTCCCTCGGGGAGTCTGAAGTAGTAATGCAGACCCCCTCCTCCAGTCCTGACCGTCGGGGTCTCGGGCAGGGAGTCCAGAGGAAATCCCGCCCTCTCCAGAGAGGCGATCCCCTCCTCGCCATCGATATCCAGAACCGCAATCCCGGATATCGGGCCTGTGACGATCCCAACATTGGCCTTCGGATCAGAGAATGCCTTGCGCAGATCATCCGCAGTTAGGCGTGAGGACTGATTCGCCCGCCACGTAACCTTCGGATGCTTCCCGGGTGATCTGCACTTGGCGCTCCCACAGGAGCATCGACCATCGGCACCGATATAGTGAACGGGGATGACTGAGAACCCCGCCTCCTCATATGCAAGTGCCTGATCAAGCATTCCCGGCACCTTAGAATGGTACCTTCTTGCCGGCTGCTCCCTTTATTGCGGGTTTCTTGATCTGAGTCTGACCCTTTGATGGAGATCCCCCTGAGGACTTATCCAGAGGATACACTGACTTGATGCGATTGACGTCGACCATGCCGTCGCTCTGACGGCTCTGGATCTGCTCCTTCGTGACAACGAGGATTGCCCTCTTGCCTGCGAAGTCGTCGGTGTCGAAGTCCATCTCTCCGTCGGGCTCGATGCCAAATGCACCGAGGTGGTTCTTCAGTCCGAACAGCGCGTGCTCCTGAAGAGAGGTGTACGACTTGAGCTCTGTGCCTGCATGATCGCCCTTAGTGATCTCCCACTTCCATGTGAGCATCGGGTTCCCCGACTGAGATTCACCGGCCTCGACCTCTGTCACACGAGCCTCGTAGCGGCCTGCTTCGATCACTTCGCGAGCATCCCCGACTCCGTCGAGGTTAACTGATATCTTTGCCATGTCAATTCCCTCCAATGATTGCTTTGGCTGCTATGATTCCAGACGTCGCCGCAGCCACGAACGAGTCAAGATATCCGGATGCGTTACCGATGACGTACAGGCCCGGGATACCATTGACCTGCCAGTCAGCCCCGATCTTTACTCTCGGGGAATAGTACTTTACCTCTGGTGCGTATACGAATGCCTGCTCTCCGATCACGCCGGGCACGATCCTGTCGAGGTTGCACAGGTATGCCGCGTAGTCTTCATAGAGGCCATCGATGCCGACAAGTCCATCGCCGATGTGCACGCCTGCGCGTGACTGCCAGTTCGTTCTGACGGGGTCATCGCGTGGAATGGCCATAGGGTGCGTCGGATTGCCATTGATGAAGTCCTGAGTGCGCTGGATGACGGTGTGCCCACCAGCCATGCTGTTGATCGCCCGAGCGGTATTCCTGACAGCCATCTGCGGATCAGGAGTCATCTCAGTCGTGATCTTGGACATGATGGCCGCGTTCGACGAGCCCGTCTTGAACTTGGGGTTGAGGAATGAGTGGCCATTGACGTTACGGATCCCGAGGGATGCATGGTTCTCATTGACGATCTCACCCCTGTGGTTACAGCAGAATGATCGCAGCCTCCCACGCTCCATCTTCCAGTCGTAGAAGGTATCGAACAGGGGTGCGAGCACATGCGATGCGGCCTCCAGACGAATGGCAAACCCTGCTGGGCCGGGCATGAACTGCGCCCCGCACCTCTGGAGCTCCGAGGTAAGCCACGGAGAGCCATCGAGCCCCGAGGCGATGATCACCCTGCGAGATTTGATGCTCCCACTGGAGAGGCCAACGCCATTCACACCCTGCCCTCCCGGGCCATTGAGGATTCTCTCGACGTCTGCGCCATAGGCGAACTGGACGCCCTTCATCTCCAGCCTCTTCTGCATACCCTCGACCCACTTGCGGATGCCGTCAGAGCCGACATGTCGCATGGGGTAGTTGCTGAATCTGAATCCGAAGCGATTGAACGGGTGGTTCTCTGGCACTCCCTCAGAGTCGGCCTCGACGCCCTTCGTATCGGCCAGCATGGCGACGGTCTCGTCGACGTAGTGCATAATCTTCTCAGCCGAGTCTGGGAATAGGCTCTCCTGCTGAGTGCCGCGAGTCAGACTGATTGTGTTCTTTCCGTCTGAGAACCCTCCGGCCCCGCCTGCCCCGCAGAGAATATCACAGGGCTGACACGCACACTGGGGTGACTTCGGGCACTTCCTGAGCTCCATTGGCTTCCCCTTCTCAATGATGGCCACGCGCATTCCTGCGGTAGCGAGCTCATCCGCGCAGAACATCCCTGCGGGGCCTGCTCCGACGATCACGGCCTCAACGTAGGCCTTCTTGCTCATGAGAGAAACGCTCCCATGATGTCCTCCATCGTCGGATCCCATATGACGTCGAGCTTCGACGACCTGTCCTTGGCGAGGTATGAGATGCCGTCCTCGTCGACATAGGTATCCGTGAGCAGGATGCGATGCGTTACCGAGACGGTGTTGCCCTCCTCGTCCTCCTCATCTACGGCGGATCTGGACAGGCGGGCCAGTACGTCCACGAATGCCCCACAGTCTGTACCGAGAGTACCGGGGAGGGATGGACAGACCATCTTGCGCTTCTCATCTGACTTCTCAAGGGCGATCATGATAACGTGGACACGCCCCTCCTCGCGCTCATTGTAGGCGAGGTCTCGGAAGGCACGAATGAGCTTGCGCATCTGGTCGCCGGTCTTCATCCAGTCCTGACGGGTGGGCACAGGGGTGCTTCCGAGGTCGTTGTATGAGTCGCCACCATCCTTGATCTCTCCGAGGATAGTGCCCATACTGAACTTCTTCTGCATCTCGCTCAGGCTGTCGATGATCACAGCCTTATAGTGCGTGTTCTCCGTCAGGAGAAATTCGTAGATCTTCTGGATGTCCTTCCATGACCTCGGGCGGACGATGTCAATATCCTTGCCCTGAAGGGTGGCCGTGCCGGAGTCCACGTCAATGAAGAGGACAGGACTTGTCGCCTCGCACTCCTGAGCAGATCCAGCGAGCGCCGTCTTGCCTGCGCCCGACGCGCCATAGAGGATGATGTTCAGGCGTTTCATCGTGGTCGGTCTCTCAATAGGTAGCGGGCATCCTGAGTCCGACGAATCGGGTGCCGTCTTGGTTGTCTTCTTAGCTGCCATTAAATCACTCCTTGCCTGCCTTGGCAAACCGTCCATCCGTGCGAACGGTGAATAGGTTGTCTAGCAGGAACTGATAATCGCCCCCACGTGACCACTCGGTGCAAACCTCCTTGAAGGAGCACCCTCTGCATCTCATCGCGTTGGGCTGAGGATAGATCGGAAGATCCTTACGGGTTACCTCTGCACACTGGTGAAAGGCCCGATAGAGCATTGAATTGATCTGCTCCTCGTTGCGGAAGATCTTCTCTCTGTAGAAGAGATCCCCCTTCACTCTTGGCCCGGGAGCCTGCTTCCGCAGGCCATTATATAGGACGCCAACCACGGGCTCGTCGATGCCGAGGGTGGTCGCGAGATCCTGTCCAAGCCATGCCTGAGCCGTGAACTGATGATTCAACTCGAAGTGCCCAGTGTCCAGACGTCCGTACGTTTTGTGCTCAAGAGAGAGGTATTTGCCAGTGTCCACGTGGCGCGCGATGCCATCCAGACGGGCATTGAGAGAATAGGGTGAGTCCTCGCCCGTCTCTGGATCGGGTATCACACGAGTCAGAGTGTGCTCGGTCGTGATGACCTCAAGCTCCTCGTCATCCCCATAGTGCTCGACGTATCCCTCCAGCATAGCAATACCAAGGCCCTCGATCTCAGCCAACGCATTCAGGTCGTCATCCCACTTCGGATTGATCTCTGACCTGCGCTGCTTGGCCCATCCCTTGAAGGCCCTGACAGGGTCTCCTCTCTTCGGTGCATAGAATGCCTCCAGACCTGCATGCACCCCTGTGCCGAGATCCAGAGATGGGGTGATCTTCAGAGACCTATACCCCAGCACGTAGCCGAGATACCATCCCATCCTACAGGACATGGCATCTAATTGGCTTGGGCTGACGCCCTTAAATTCGAAACTCATGACGTCCCAAGTTCTGTCACTGCTTGCTTATATATCCCACTATGCCCATAGGTCGGTGCCCGGCGCACAGACAAAACTTGTACAAAGGGAGGGTAGTTCAGAAGTGGTTGTGAAACTCCACAACCACTTCTAACTCACGAACGCCTTTGTGGCGAGCTGAGGGCGGGGTCGCGACGGAGGATCTCTCCGATTGTGACCGGGCGCTTCTCAGAGATGATATCCCTGACGTGATCCTCTACGGTCTTGGCTGAGTGCAGGATGATAATCTGCGTGTCCTTCTCCTGACCCTTGCGATGAATGCGCTTGGCTGCGTGGGCATTGCCCGCAGGATGCCATGCGAGGTCGAGAAAGATAGCCCTGTCGGCCTCAGTAAGGGTGAGGCCCTCACCTCCCGTGCCATGTGTGAGCACCATCACTCTGGCCTCTCCGGATCTGAACAGGCCGAGGCTATACTCGCGCCTCTTGGCGTCGAGCTCCCCAGTCATGACGGTGGCGGATATGCCAGCACGGACAAGTCGCTCGACTGCGCGATTAGCCAGTTGGGCATAGTTCGTGAAGATGACAACCTGTCCCTCCCGCTCTCGGATGATCCCGGGCAGGAGGTCGAGCTTGGATGTCTCATCGTGGTATCGGTGCCCAAATATGAGGGCGGGGTCGAGGGCGAGCTGCCTCAGTCTGGTTATCTGTGCCAGCACATCGAGGGCCTCCACCTCTGAGCCGTGGTAGCGACAAGTCCCTGTCTTAGCCATTTCATCATACAGTCGGCGCTGCTCCCCGGTCAGTTTATAGTCGATCACTCGATACTCTGAGGGGTTGAGGCCCAGCATCCCCTCTCGCATCAGCACGTATGGCTTCAGAATACGGTCGAGGGCCTCAGCCTCGGAGGCTCGCTTGCCCTCTATCTTGAGACCATATCCATTGTCTGAGACCTCGCAGAACCTGAAGACGAATCCCCAGAATGACCCGAACCTCTGAGGGTCGCACATGTTCAGGAGCGGCCACAGATCCGAGAGATTGTTCACCGTCGGGCTCGCAGTCAGGAGGAAGGCATAATCCGCCTGTCTGACGATCTTGCGCATGGCCTCAGAGACGTTGGTCTTGCGATTGCGTGCTCGATGGGCCTCGTCCACGATGACGAGGTCGGCCTTTAGAAACTCCGCGTGGATCTCAGCCCTGTCGTAGTTAGTCACCAGATAGGCATCTCGGCTGATCCACTTCAGAATGATCTCCTCGCGTGCCCTCTGGTCTCCCTCAAGGAGGTAAACCACCACATCCGAAGACCACTCCTTGATGTGATCGGCCCACGTCTGCATCATGGCAGTCGGACAGATGATCAGGCCATTAGAGGGGCTGCACTCCCTCGCGGCACAGACGGCCATGACCGTCTTGCCCAACCCCTGTTCGTCGGCGAGAATGCCCTTGCGGACTTGTCGCAGCCACGCCACGGCCACCCTCTGGAAGGGATACAGTCTTTTATCGCCCTCCCAGTCTGTAGCCTGAGCGATCCGCATCACAGGCTCCTGTAGGGTGGATATTCCCTCCAGCCTCGTCCACAGATCCTCTGCCAGTTCCAGCTCGGGGTCGTGGGCCATCAGCCTACGGACGATATCCCCGCAGACTGGGAAGGAGTGCTTTCCTCTGGTCTTGCGATCCTCGTATGACTGTAGCGTGGCAGGGACTTGTCGCGAGAACAGGTGCATCCTGTCGTTCTTGAGGGATAAGACGGTCATTTCTTCCTCCTGAGGAAGTGGATCACATGCGCGCAGGCTGACCTGACGTGCCTGCTACGGTGCATGCCCTCTGCGCGAGAGAGGGAGAGCTTGAGAATAGCCGGGGACTGCATCACCAAGTGTATGCCGCGCTGTTCACAAATATATTCCACAACCCCTATGACCCGGATCGGGGCATGATACTCTGCGGGCTTGCTGCGATTTATGTAAAAATCCTCCATGACCACGACCTTCGGGCTCTGCTCAGTGATGAACTTGTCAATCTCATGATACGATGCGACCTCGCGGCCACAAATACATGAGTTACCATCAAATGAACAGAGGCCAGTCGTGACCCCGGGATCGACTCCGACTATACGCATTCAGACGACCATCCTATAGTCTATACAGACTATCGTCTGAGATCGTTCTTCTGAAGGGCCAAGGCAATATTCCGGTTGGCCGATCAGGTTCGCGTGGTAGTGATCGGGCGTGGTATCACCGGATGCCCTCCGGAGGGCCAAGGTGGCACTTCCTTTGCCAGATCAGGTCAGACGGAGTCTAAAAAGAATTAGTTGATTGATTATACAAATGTGTACACGTGGCTGATTGTGCCTGTGCTGATATCATCGTCCGCAATAGCCATCGGAATAGTGCCCGCAGTGCCATCCGCGAAGTCAACGTCAACAGACTTGATCTCACTCTGATCAGAGTTCCGACCGACCTTGACGGTGAACTTGACGTTGACCGGGGAGTAGCCCTCGGTGAATGCCGGGGTGACCATGAACCCGGTCGACCATGAGGCGATAGCCTGAGCGATTGCCTTGCTTGCCTGCTGGACGACGGTCTTGGCGCGGAAGACGGTCACGGAGCACATGCGCTCCTTGGCGTTATAGACGTCGACCTGACCGTTATTCTGCGTGACGGTGAAGATCGGGAAGAACGTGTGCCCGGTATACTTCATGACGAATGTGGCGGTGGGGCTCTTGAAGATCCCTGAGAGGAGGGCATCGACTGCGGCAATGATACCTGCATTGGCTGCCAGAAGAATGATCATTGATTCGACTGTGACGACGGCACCGAGGTAGGTCTCGAATGCCCCGATGCCCGCGCCGACGAGCATATAGGCCGCGACGGCCTTCCAGTCAATCTCTGTGCTGGACTGGTACTTGTTCGCGAACCAGATGTACCCTGAGATGATCGCTGCTGAGACCGCGCCAAGGATAATCGGCACGATGTTCGTAATGATTGCTGTTACAACATCCATGATTTCATTTTCTCCTGAATAGGTTGGTTAACCACTCTACCAGTGATCTTATCGCCTCTCCGAGACGATACCAGCCACCGGGTGCTGGGGCGGACTCAAGCGCAAAGACGAGCTTGTCCCTGACGCCGTCATCGACCGTCTTGACCTGTGCGATATATCCATCGGCTGAGGCCCTCACCTCATGCCTCTCGCCAGACAGGCAGGAAATCGTCTGAGGGGCGTATCCGAGCCTGATTCCATCCAGCCAGAGCAGACAGGGCACGTTAGAGGTAATCTCAATGGAGCGAGAGATCTGCTTACCGATAGCGCGTTCGGACTTGTCCAGTATGACCATCCAGACGGACTGGTCGATGGACGACTCGAAATACCTCTTGGAGATGCTTCCAAGCATTCCGCACCAGTCACCCCACGAGTGCAGGAAGTAGAGATGGCCCTCGTCATAGCCAATGAAGGCCAGAGCATGATATCCTGCGAGATCGCCCTTGGGATCCGGGAACGCCCCGTCCCCGCCCTGCATGGACATGTAATTCGAGAAGACTGGGATGGCCCCGAGGACGCAGCCTTTGGTGAAGATGGAGTAGCATATCTGATCCCACGTGGCGTAGCCATCACTCCTGCCGCACATCGCCCAGCCATCGATGACGTGCTCCAGAGCGAAGACCTTGGCGTTAGCCTCTGACATACCGCCATCGGGGGTCTCGTGCGGAGAATCCCAGACATTCGTGGGCTTCTTGGCTGTGTGCCACTGGGGTTCGAGATTCGCCCCATAGTCCTTCATGGCTCTTGCCGCATAGCGGATCTCGCTCCCTGAGGGATAGGTCACGTTTCCGATGCGACGGCTCACCTGATAGATTGACTCCGCACTGAAGGAGTTCGGATAGAGCTCGTCGTGGATCGTCCCGAGGGTATCGACGACGTTCCGCTTCAGGGTCGCTCTGTCTGCATCCGTGGGGAAGTCCTGAGTACAATCGAGATAGAGGATATCACGAATGTATGCCGATGACTGCCCGACGCACGTGCCTCGGTCATCCTGATCCCTGTGCGCGAGGAATCTCTTGTTTGCATATTTATTCATGAAGGACGCCGGGAAGACGAGCTCAGTGACCCCCTTGACCTCTTGGATCTTGAGAAACTGATAGTCGTTCGGCCTCCCGGATGGGGCTGGATCGAGTTTGGGTATCATAAGTGACCTCTGGTCATTGTGACTTGGGTGACTGCACACATAAGCGTTCCGCGAGGGATCATCCTAAGCGCTACCATTATGTTCTCAGCGCTCTCAGTCAGGCACATGCACGCGTACACGCTTATACTGATGGCCATATTGATCTTGTGCCAGCCCGTGCTCGGAGAGATGGATTATTGCAGGAGTGCTACCTCCTGCACAGGGGCGACCCTCAGTGCGGACAAGTCAGATGTCCTGCCCGGGGAGGAATTCACCCTTGAGGTGTGCTCAGCGGAGCAGCCATACATCCTATACGGAGAGGACGCCATAGCCGATACAGCATTCGGGGCTCCGATCCTTGAGTCCTCGACTGAACCAAATATGATCACTCGCAGTCAGGGAGAGTATCACGTCGACACGCCATCGAGTGAATGCCAGAGGTTCGTATTCTCGACCACGGAGTCCACCAGAGAGTATAATTACCTCTACAGCCTGAACGAGCTCGGACCGGGCAAGGGAAACTCCTCCTATGTGCGAGTGCTCGTCGCAATACCCACGTCGACCCCTACGCCCGCCCCCACTCCGACGCCGACTGAGACAATGACTGAGGCCCCGACTGAGGTGCCCACCACAGTCGTTACTACAGAGGTCACTACAGTCATTCCCACTCCAACGGAGGTCATGACGCCCACCCCGACTGAGATCGCCACTCCAGAGGTCACGCAGGTGCAGACCATAGGAGAGCTGGCTGGGGTCACCGTGGCCCCGACGTATGCCCCGAGGGTGACTCAGGACTATGATGTAAGAATAGCTGCTCTGGAGGCCCAGAATGCCGAGCTCATCTCTGAGCAGCAGGCACAGAGGAGCCTCCTTGATCAGTTACTGGCCCTTCTTGGCCTCTCATAATTTTACGCAGATATACTGGCCCTTCGAGTCTGGGATGGCAAGGATCTTGTCACCAGATGTGATCGCGAGGGTCGGATCGTATCCACTTAGGTAGCTTGTGACAAGTCCTACCAGTTGGGTGGTGAATTTTACCTCTCCTGCGCCCGTCACGGCTACTGCCACCCCTGTGACACTGCCGACCTTGTTCGCAAGCATGTCGTCCACTATGGCCTGTACCTCGTAGACGGCGTCGTAGAATATGCGCTTGATGTTCAGGAATGAGTAGAACTGATCATTATTGATCACCCTCAGGGAGATATAGTTCTCCTCATCCGACTGCTCGTATGTGATATCGATTATTCTGTACGTGCCATCGGGCATCCACGTCGTGAATCCCGATACCTGTATGAGCTGTAGCAGCCTAAGATCTGGCCTCTCCAAAATCTGGATCCTGAACGTACGAATGTTGTATTTATAGTACGCATAGATGTCGTCGGCCATACTATCCAGACTGGCCTGAGTGAGGATATCGCTCCTCTCCTCGTAGTATGAGCACTTCTTCTCTGTGCCCGTCGGATTATACGTCGGATCGTATACATCCGAGTCATATGTGATGCTCGCAGACTTGTGCGATTCCAGCCATACGCCATTGATGTCTTGGCATCTCAGGACGACCCAATTAATCTGCTCGTCACCCTTGACCTCGCAGGTAATCTCTCCAAGGAGGAATCTCCCAAGGTCGGCATCGCTGTAACTCCCCTCCAGTGTCATCACTGCTGGGGCTGGGAGGTCAATGCCATTCGAGGGGTCATCAATATCCGACTCCTTGATCGTGTAGGCGCACGGGGTGTATGCCCCCACGTATCCTGTTATATCCGTCCGCCACCGCATATAGAAGAGGGCCTTGCAGTATTTGCATACCTCCTCTATTGCCTTGGCCTTGGTGGTCTTCGAGGTGAACTCAAACCGAGTGGCGGGCATCAGAGTCCACGCCGCAGTGATGTTCGCCATCCTATAGGGATAGATGCCTGTTACCTTGGCCCAGTCGGCCCCGCCGAGGAGATCCTCGATGTAGTCCTCAGGGTACATCGTGGTGATCGTGCCCGTTTCATTGATGCTGTGGCCATCTGCATACGCTCGGAGAGTGCTACCCACATAGAGGGGCTCGTCATTCTGGAAATAATAGGAGAGCCCTGAGGGTACCATGTACATCAGACGAATGTGATTAGAGAGACCGCCAGCATTTATCTGAATGACATATCCGACATGCCCTGTGGTATTTCCTATCACCCAGTCCCCGACTCTGAACCCGGGGGTCGGATAGTCAAATGCGAGGTTGTGAATCTTCTGCTGCTGCTGATCAGCAGGGGTGAGCAGAGTGAGCTGATTATGAAGCACGCCATCGCCATCCGTGCAGACCTCAAGGAATTGGTGCGAGAGATACCACTCGTAGCTATATGCAGTGATCGTTTCTTCCTCTGCCCCCGCGTCGGTGAACTTCTGGCTCGCCGTGGGAAAGAATCCCACGAATATAGGATGGAATCCTCCAGTGTAATCTGGCTGGAACAGGGTCACCTTAGACCAGAACATTGAGGAGTACGGCCCGGCCTGCTCATTGGAGTCGAACGTGACCTTAGCGGTCATCATCTTGTCTGAGAGGGAGGCGTGCACCGACGAGGAGATAATCAGATCCGAGATGTTGGTGATCTCTCTCAGGAGGTGAGGACTCCACATCTTGCCTGTGCCTCTGATGGCTGAGATGAGATAGTGCACAGGGATGAACGGCACCGGGGTGGAGACAAGTCCTGTGCCTGCGAAGAGCAGATCTATGTACCGCGTCCACTCCTCAGAGGTAAACCTCCCCGTAGCCAAGAGGCTTAGGAGGAGTGTGCGATCTCGAATGATACTGGCGCTGCCAGTGCCTGAGAGCGCCATCGCGAAGGCCCAGTCAAAGATCGGGGTGGATATCTCACCCGATCCCGAGAGTGCGAGATCCCAGAGTTTACAGAAATCACACAGACATGATCCGGATCCAGAGAGTCCCATAATGATCGTGCGGTCTACGAGGATCGGAGGAATACAATTATGCCTGAGGCCAGTGACCCCTGTTCCTCTGTCCATGTCCCCGCGATCCATTAGCATCAGGCCCCCCTGCGGATAGGACGGCGTACACCCTGTATACAGGAATCCACCTGACCCCCCGAGGCTCAGATCCACGAGGCGGTCGAGTGCGGATATCGAGAGATCACTCTCTCCATCGAACAGCAGACTGAAATACCAGTCAAATACCGGCACTGAGGCCTGCCCGGAGGCGCGCAGATCAAGCGGAATTGCCCTGTCCGTCAGGAGGGCTGGGCTGCCGACGCCATTGATGCCAAGTAGGAGTGCCCTGTCCTTTAAGATACTGAGTGAGCCGACGCCGGACAGACCATAGGCGAATGCCCTGTCGAAGACGGGGTAGTCTGAGACCTGCCCTACCCCGGAGATATGCAGAGGCAACGCCCTGTCTGTCAGTTCTGCTATGTCAGATACCCCGGAGACCGAAAGTGTGAAGATGTATTCACCTGAGGCCACACTGCGGTCGAGGCTTCCTCTGTCTATTGAGTCCCGATCTATGTCCATATCTTATCCTCTTCGGTCATCCTTGGATTGCTCCTTAGAGACACGCGTATTCTTTAGTCTGGTGCTATCGCATCAGACCCTCAGCTTACCCTTACGAATTTTGACCGTACTGTGATATTCGATCCTGCCGAATTCGTCGCCGTCAGAGCCACGTTTTTAAATCCCGAGCGGGTGTACTGATGCGTCGGGTTCTGCAATTCGCTGTATATCCCGTCTCCGAACGACCAGTTCCACGATGTTGGGGTGTTGCTCGATACGTCCGTGAATGACACCGTGAGCGGCACGTTGCCTGTAGTCGGGGAGCCGTAGAACGATGCCACTGGCGCAATCGTGGCAGTACCTACCGTCACGTATGCAGTCCTGTTGTTACAAGCAGTTGTCACGCTATCCGTAATACAATGTTTCACGTCATAGGTTCCAGTGATGTTCCAGTTGTAATAGAGTGCTTCTT